TATATTGGTTATAGTCCTCTGCCTGTCCCTCCGCAAGCAAATTCTTTAAATTTTCTTGCTGCTGGGAATAAGCCTTCTTTATTTCTTGGAATATATCCATAACAGAATTATATCTATTTTCTTCTGGTTATCCTACGCTTTTTTTTAGAGGGTCTTTTATTAGACCGCTTGGAGTTTGACATGGCAATTGCCACTGCCTGAGTGTGAGGGTATCCTTCTGATTTTAATTTTTTAATGTTGGAGGAAATAACTTTCTTACTTTTACCGGGGGTCAAGGGCATCTTAGATTGCCTTGGGAGGATAGGGGTTAGGATTTTTAGCCAGCCTTCCACCTGAAGCTGCCTTGGTCTCTTGTAGAGATTCTTCATAGTCTTCTAAGGCTCTTGCTACAGCGTTCATTCTTGTCTGAATTCCACTCCTACCTTTTTCCTTTGCTGTTCTATATTCCTCATGGTTTAAAAGTTCTTTGGCAGCTTCCTTAAACTTTCCTTGATTTATAAGCTTTCTAGTTTTAGGACTATGCTTGGGAGTCAAGGTTCCTCTGTAGTAAGACTGAGTTATTTGTAGTTGCAACTCTGCAGGGTAAGATTCAAAATCAGGGTAAGCTCTTTTAATTTCCTTCATACGAGTACCAAGGTCTTCTCGGAGCATTTGATCTGCTTCTTCTTCTGTGATCTTGGTATCTTTGGTAATAGGTTTTCCTTTGAGGTCTCTGGTCCTCCCATAGCCAATGGTATAAGGATCACCCTTTACAGGTTTTCTGGCTTTCAGTATAGGTTTTCCTTCATACTTTTTGATTATATTTATAAAAGCATCGTCACGGGTAGGCTCACCAGCTGGTCCCCCGTCATCACTCTCTACCTCTACCTCTACCTCTTCCTCTTCTATTTCTGGTTTAATAGGTACTTTAACATCAGGAGAAGTGGGAGAACGAGAACTAAACATATCTGTTATATATTTTTTTATAGCACTAAAATCAAACATATCTGCTTCTTCCTTTGGTTCTTGTACTTGAGGAGTTGCCATTAGTCCTTCAGGTCTTGTCATTGGTCTAGGGGCCACTGGTCCGCGAGGGGGTCTAATAAATTGTTGACGTATTCTACCACCGGGGTCTTGACTCTCATCATATCTTCGTGCAAATTCCTTTTGTTCCTCTGTTGCAGGAGGGGGTACAGTGGCTTTTGCTGCTTCTATCAACTTTAAAAGCTCATCTTGGCTCATTCCTGTGTAAACAGGGCCTAAATTATCAGTGGTGGCCACGTTACCCTCCTAATTTTTTACTAACAGCCTGAAGAGTCTGAATAGCTGTGTTAGCTGCCTTTAGTTCAGAGTCATCGTCTAGTTTTTGTTTCTCCAGTTCTAGTCGGGCAGTGGCTTCCAGAGCTTTGAGATTGTCTTTGCGCTCGTCTGCCTCCATTTTGCCCACGTTCATCACCATGTCATTCATGTTTTCCTTACCTCTAAGCTGCATGTCCATCTGTTTAAGGGCAATATCAGCAGAATCCTTGGCAGCTTCCATCTCTGCCTTCTGTTTGTCCAGTTCAAGCCGCTCTTTTTCCAGAAGAAGCATCTGCTGCTCTGGACTTTGAGCAATTCCCATGGCAGCGTTGGCATTTGCCACTTCTTCTGCTGCTTGGGCCATGACCATCTCTGTGGTTTGAGGGTCATTGGCCACACCAGAGGCTTTTACCAGTCCCAGTACCTGTTCTTGGTACTTCATAATCATATGATCCCGGATATTGGCGTTGATCACAGGTACAATCTGCTTCATCATGGGGTTTGCCCCTGTGGCCGGGTCCTTGAGGAAGGAAGTTTTGAACTGAATGTGAGCTTCGTGGTTTTGTCCCGGGAAAGCAGCTATGGGGAGACCCTTGGTAGCTGCTATTATGTCTGCCAGAGGGTCTCTTGGCTCTGGTTTTTGCTCCGGTGGGAGGATTTCGTCTAGGTTTGGAAAGTTTGCCGCTGTGAGCACCTCTCTGTAGAGGGCTGGCATGTTAAAAGTACCGGGAGGAGTCTGAGAAGCAAGCTGAATTGCCAGTTGTCCCAGTGCCATACGGTGTGCAGAGGAGGGAATGTTGGGGTCAGAGACAGGAATTACGTCAATTCTACCGTCAAAGTCCTGTTTGAACACCTCTTGGTCTCCTCCTACCACCTCGTAGGGGTAAGCAGGGGGTAGATAATCATAGTTTATCTGGGCCAGTACCTCAAATTCATCCTTCTGGGCCTTGTGCAGACGCTTGTGAATGGCAGAGAAGAACTTTGAAGAGGCTTCCAGTAGGGCCATGGTGGTTCCCACAGGTCCTGAGTTCTTGGAATCTGCAAGTACCTGCTCTGTGGAGTCGGCAAACTTCTGTCCTGCGCCTATGACAAACTGCATCATGGCCATAAGAGTCTGTGACGGCTCTTTATAGGGGAGTGTGATGATGGCTTTGTTCAGGTCAATGCCTGTGCTCTCCACCTCTTTGAACTCACCGGGAGAAATAGGTTCATTGTCTCCCACCAGCCTAACGCCTCTGGCCTTGAAACCACCGGGTAGGTTGGCAAACTGTCCTGCGTCTACCAGAGAACGCATGGCAGTGGTGGCTGTCATGGTGAGGTTGCCTAGGAAGTGGATCAGACCAAGACCATAAAAACCAAAACCCGGTACATACTTGTAGTGTATAAAGTGAAGTTTCTTCTCTTGCTTAGGGTCTCCCTCTTTATAGTTTCTTCTGATGCAGAGGACCTTTTGACTCTTCTCTTCTATGGTGACAATGTAAGGGTGAGCAATACCATCAGGGTCAGAGTAGGGTTCTGGTAGGTCTAGGTAACAGTGCTGTTCCAGAAGAACATACTGAGGGTCTTCTAGGTCCATGCCAGAGGAGGCAATGCCCATGATCTCGTCCATCTTCTGGGTCATCTCTGGTATATCAGGAGCAGAGGGCTTGCCTAGGTCTATGTCTAGGTACATGCCAGAGACTACATCTTTCTTGTAGTCATTGACAGACCTGAAGATCATGTGCGTGTAACGGTCAGCTGTTCTGAGGTCCTTGGCATTGTAGGATACATAGAAGTGGTCTACGGGTACCAGTTCTGACACTGGTCTTTCCAGTAGCTGGTCATAGTAAATTTTCTTAAAAGCAGAACCCATCACAGGGAGGTGAAAGAGAAGTCTCTCCTGTTCTTCAAAGTACTCGGGCATCTGCTGAGTAAGCTGGTAGTTCATAAAGTTTTTGACACGTTGCGCTTGCTTCTCACGCTCAATGGTAGAGGCACCTATGATCTGGGACTTTACAGGACCACCAGCGGGAAAGAGTTCTTGAGAAGCTTTACTCTGGAACTTGACCACTGATTCTATCAGGAGCGGGTGTACCGCTGTGCAAGCACCGTCAAAGGGTTCGGTGGTTTCTTCTAGCTTGAGACCAAGGAGGTCAAACCCACGTTCAAAGATTTGCTCCCACTCTTCTCTGGATTCTTTGTCTGCCTCGTAACTGTCATAGACAGTCTGCCCTATCTCTGTGAGGTCTTCTTCAGAGAGGTGCTCTGCTAGGTTCTCAAAGTGAGACCCCATGGGACCAGAGATCACCATCTCCTCTATCTCCCCAAACTCTACCTCCACGCCCCCGTCATCTGTGGGCATAAAGTTGATGATGTTGTCTTCCATCATCTCTGCTTCTATGGAGGGGCTATCTCCCATGACATCAAAGTTGGAGACAGGCATCTCTTCCTTGAGTTCAGGTTCCATTGCTTCCAGAGGATTACGTTCAACTGCCATGGTACTAAGCTTTCCTTCTGTTCATTTTTTTAAAGGTCTGGGCAAGTCTGGCACGTTGTCCCAGTTTTCCCGGTTTCTTGGCCGCTGCTGCAAGTTTCTTGGCAGGTATCTTCTTTCCTTCCTTTACACCTAGAGATTTTCTCAAGGCTCCCTTCTTCAGGTTCTTGGGTATCCAGTTCTTCTTCTGCTTCTTAGCTGCCACCTTACGTCCTCCTCTGAGTTGTCTAGAAATGTTTGCTCTGGATATTGCCATAGTATACCCTATATTGCTTTTGGTTCATAGCTCTTATAAGGATTACGCTCTATGACAGAGCCTCCTCTTTTTCTTTCTACTTCTACTACTTCCTCTTCCTCCTCAGTGCCTAGTACAGCTTTAGATGCTCTGGTGGGTACTCCTATTCCAAAGTCTTTTACCAGCCTTGAATAATCTTTATGACTTGGCTTTAGGTTAGCCACTGTCAGTGCTCTGAGATATTGCTCCCTTGAACCAAATCCTACAGGAACCTTTTCAGCTATATCTACATTTAGGTCTTTTAGAATACTTTCATATTTTTTGGTGGCTTTTTCAGCAGCTTTTGTTTTACTACTACTTAATCTAGTTTTAGCGGCTTGTTGTTTTTCAGTTAGTTTTTTAGTTTTAACTAAATCATAAGGAATAGGTTCCGAAACATTCATATACCTATCAGCATTGGGAAGTTTAAAACTGAATAAATCATGCTCATCATTTACAATGGTAACTGCTTTACCATCTTTGGTAATGGAGGTCATGTAGTTTACACCTCCTAGTTCCCAAGCATCAGATTTACCTGACCCTGTGATGATAGCTGCTCTTCCTTTCAGAACATCGTCACGATTTCTAACTGCAACTCCTGCTTCTGTCAAAGCATCTAAAAATTCTTTATCAGAGGTGTACGTCTTTCTTGCTCCAGTTCCACCCTTGGTTTTCTTTAGTTCTGGAAAAACATCTTTTTTAATATCATCTAAACTTATGTCTCTTTTGACTACCTGCTGTTTTACCAAGCCTTCATGCATAACATCAAAAGTTTCTGGTACTGATTTATATACTTTCTTTCCTGTTGTAGGGTCTAGATTTCCTGCTGATTTAGTTGACACTCTTCGTATGTTCATTTGGTAGGGTTTGCTAGGGTCCATTCCCTGTACTCTTTTGATCTGGTCAAACATTCCAGATATATCTTCTTTATCCAATCCTGACAAATCACCTACTTCATCAAAGTATTCATCCACATTAAACTTTTCAAAAGTCTTAACATGGTCCACACCTTCTATATTTTTTAAAAGCCCTTTTAATCCAGTGTCAACTCCACCTACCTGCTTAGTCATAGCAAGTGACTGATTAAGCTGCCCCATGGATTTTTTAGCCGCTGTTCTTGCAGAACTTTCTAACTTACCAGCTTTCTTTTCTATATCTTTGTAGGCTTGCGTTGTTTTTTGAGTACCTGCGCCTACATTCCACTCTCCTGTGTAGGCACCTCCGGGTCTAGTACCCAAAGCTTCCATTTCTTTTAGTTTCTTTCTAAGTGCTCCTACCTCATCAGCGACTTTCTCAGATGCCTTAATAGCATTCTGAGCCGCTTTTTGATCAGCCACACTGATATTAAACTCACTCTGTATTGCCCTATCTGTAGGTGCATTTCTTGCCCTCGCTATGTTGGTTATGCCTTCTGGAATTGTTTTACCCGCTGCTATTGCTTGTTTTAGAGGATCATCGGTTCCGTAGAACCCCGGTACGTCATTTCTAAGATTGGTAAAAGCTCTCTGTGCAGTGTCCTTTAATGCCGCTCTGGTGACTCCTCCTGAAGGAACAAAAGGTATAAGTCCCATGCCCAATAGACCAGCATTTATTAAACTGGGGTCTTTAATAAAAGCAGCTGTATCTGCTACTCCTCCTACTACATCTCCTACAACGGGAATAGGAGCAGTGTAGAGAGCAGCTTTATCAAGAGGAGACATGCTGGCGTGTACTTCTTGTAGGCCCCTTCCTATCTCTTTTAGATCAGGGGCTGAAGATGTTTCACCTCCCTTTCTGATACGTTCAGCAAGAAGTTGCTGCTTTTGTAGCAAAGGGTTGTTTGCAGCTTCTAGTGATGTTAGTCCCTTTTCTGCCACTGTCTTTTCCTAGTTCCAATTCCAATAGGTTTTTTTGTTTCTGGGTTTACTTTCATCTTCCTCGTAGGAAGGATCATCTGGGTGTGTAAGGTGCCACGATTCCTTCAGGTAGTGTATGGCCATTGCCATGGCATCTACTTGGTCATCGTGCCTCCCGTAGGGAAATTGTATGGCCTCTGCAAACAGGTCCTCTGACCAGTCCCTCCCTCTGGGAAGCCATACGCGCCCAGATTCTAAAATAGGTGTAATTGCATGTACCCTAGACACTTTATCACGGTCTGGGAGGTAATCCAACACTGGGAGTCCTGCTCTTCTCATATCCTGTATCAGGCTT